TTTTTTTTTTTTTTTTTTTTTGGCTCCCGCACAACACGAGACTTCACCTTATGAACGGAATTCATAAGCTACGTCAAGGGCTGATCAGGAACTTTACCTAATTAATAAAGTAAACACAAAGCTATAATAAAGTCACCTGATATACGGAATATACCAGCTACCTTTAAAAGACCAAATAAAAGTAAGAGTTCACCCTTAGAACGATGAGGACTAAGGCCACCCCTTACGCGAACTTTACCTTCAGGTCGGAAACCAGAAGCCACGCTCACATTATTATGCTTACTTAAACTACTGGTAAAGAAAGTACAAGAGAAACCAAGAAAATAATACATACAATATTAACTATATTTCAGCCCAGTAGGCATACCCGTCTTACATATTGCGGACTCCAAGTAAAGTATGCATGTTGGAGTTGACATCCTCTGTCGTATGCCTCTCTGTGTTCTCTTCTGTCGTACTTATGCCACCGTCCAATCCAAACATCCTAGTTTGGGCAGATTTGAGCGCTGCCGCTTTCATCTGTATGTGTGCTTCTCTAGCGCGGACGGACGTACGAGATGTGATCTCGTAAAAATCAAATGCATATCGGGCAAGATTCATATCTCGCAAATTTCGCACCAAACCATACCGTGGCATGTATGGTTCTTTCTTGTTTCGCATTTCTATATAAGCCTCTGCGATGTCTGAGAAATGAGCCATGATTTGTCTAAATGTTGGCTTCGCATTCTCTATGACAGGCTTAAGTGGATACTCCACTTGCTCTTCACCATCCATCATTGTCCATACTCCGTTAACATTTGGTGAAGTTCCATTTTCAATACACCATACCATGAGTCCATTCAGTAAAGTGCCCATCTCGTTCTCTTGAACATCATACGCATTTCGCACTGATTCGTACCAAGTGTCAAACTGACCTTGAGTTGCACGCGTATTTGAGATGTCAACCTGAGCTGGTGTATATTCCAGTAAATGATTCAGGTTTAAAACACTTTTGCCCTTGGATTTCGGCATCCTCATCTTGGAGGTGATTGATTTTATTCTTGGCACACTATGAGTTCCAGATGTGCCTGCGTTGATGTCTTTCTCAACGTCTTTCTTTGGTGGATTTGGTGTAGTCTTATTACTTGATTCCACCGCTGGTTGCTTTCCTTTCATTTTATCAGCCAAACCTGCATCCATTTTCTCTTCTGCCTGATGATGCACTTCAAATGTGTCACACTCAAATTCTTCATCCAAATTGGCGAACAATTCTGTGTAAGCTTGTAGCTCGTGATCATCAATGTGCTTGTTCAAGTATAGCTTCTCCAAAGCTAAAGAACAAATATATGGGGCTTCTCCTTCCTCTTGAATTGAATTAAAAGGTTCTTGTTCGAGCAACCATTTATAAAACAATCGAATTTGATGAATTAATTCAGGATATCCCCATGCTTCTATCATTGCCGCACAAATAGCTTCAAGTCTATTAGCAGGTGTTGTCGCTCTATCCCATTGTAAAATCGATACAACTCGCTCTTCCTCCAGCTTTGGAATGTATAATCCCTCCTTTACCAATCCTCTATGCGACATAAACCACAAGTCAGACTTGTTTCGTGTTCGCGAATCAAATTGATAATTGAGACCTAATTCTGAGAAATGAACTTGGAGATTATCTAGAAGGTATTCGTATTTTGGATCTACTCCAATGAGCAAATCGTCGCCATTGACGAAGAATTTACAAACATTTTCAAATTCTTCAAACGTGATACCTTCTTTCACAAAGCTGTAATGCATTGCTAGCACAACCATAAGAGAGTTATCGACCACTGTGGATGGTTGACCGCTGTTATTGCCTCTAAACTTTTTGACAATCGTTCCATCAGGAGTGGCTATTGGAGTGTACACAATTTCTGTGTAAAGATTCTTCAACATTTGCAATCCAATATCCCAATCCTCCATATATGTGCTTCGAATTGATAACACTGCATTGATTAGATAAGGCGTGAGAGAGCTATCAAAGCGAGATCCATCTGCATCACAATAGATCCAATCGTCTGGTAGACTACGCAAGAGTCTATCCCACCCTCCATAAAATTTTGTCATTCCAACAGTCCAGCAACATTGGGTGTGCATTGAATAAAATTGATTGTTGAAATCGTCCACGCACACCTTGCCTGCAAGCAGTGTATCAAGTGGAGCTGCTGTGAAAGTTCTGGTTTTGTGTTGTTTGATCTTCTCAATGCTCCGCAACTCTGCCTTTAATGAGCCGTTCCATACACCGAGCTCTCCTTTGTATAGTCGCAAGCAACTTTCTTTAAGGATTTGTTCTTTGTCTTCTTCAGTATAGTCCTTAAAGTAGTCTTGCTTCTTTCCACCATACATTGCTCCAACTGCAGCTTTCATGTTTAAGGCCTGGAAGATGTCTCGTTCATCTGTTATGTATGCACACTGACGAAAGCCTTTCATCTTGAGATATAAAATAACTCTGCACACAGCTTCTTCAAAAGCATCACAATCCACAACACCAATCTCAATTGGTTCTGAGTACTTCATGATGTCTTTTATATATGCTTCTTGGCTCAAAACACTTTTGCCATAAAAGGACATCAAAGGTTTGAAGAAGTCTGCGGCATCTTTGTTTTCAGCAAGATATCGACTGAAGTGGATACATTCCCCCTTCACAACATGTCTAGTCACAAGCTGATTCTTCATGTAACTAACTGCGACAAGGTTGTCTTTGAGGGCTTCAAGCATCCACATGCTTCTTTGGCTTTGCTCCCTGACTTCATTCTCTAGATGGCTGTTCAGATCTTCTAAGATTTTCGTTGTTTTGAACATGCCTGTGGGTGTGTTATTCGTCAGCTTCAGAGAACCCCAGAGCACTGTGTCTGGATTGTACTTCCAATCTTTCACCCATTTTTCGTGATCATTAGTTCTGAGATACTCCTCCTCAAAGTCTGCATCGAAAGCAGCGTAATAATTCTCACTGTTCATATTATTTGCGAGACTATGAATTCCAACTAACATCCCATCAGCTGTGCTAACAACAGGTAATCCACAATGCCCATCATCAGTTGCTATCCAGTGCTTCCAAAAAGTGCTTCTATTAACAGGATGAGTTGCACTCGTTTCTGTGATCATTGAGGATATTGTCTTCAACTGGAAATTTGAACCAATCATACAGATGCGATCTGATGTTGTTGGTTGTCGAAAATGAAGCCTTTGTGGAAATACCGGAAAATCTTTGGGCATCTTCACAATAATCATATCTCTCCCTTTGATAGGTCGCACGCTCAAAGATTTTAAGTTTGGAACTCGGAATAATCCATGATGTGAGCGTATTTCCATTCTACCGTTAAAGCTCTTGAAAAGATGATGATTGGCTATTATGTAAGCTCCAAAACCAATACCAAAGGTGGAACTGCTTCCAGTATCATTAAATACAGTGAGCTGACAAATTGTTTGTGCGATTGGATTATAGTCTCGTAGCCCTCTAAGCAATGATTTAGATTCGTGTTCAACAGGAGCTTCAGGCACATCTTTAACATTTACAACAACAGCCTTCCCAGTTTGTCGTAGTTCACCTTCTCGCTCTGGATACTTCATGATTGTGCTTGCTTTATCACTAACACGCAATGGATTATGTGGTGTTAGATCGACTTTAAGGGCTTTCTTTCCAAAATCTTTCATGAAGTATGCATGAATTGTGGTATTGGTATTCAACAACTGAGAATCTATCTCATCATCGGCAACCATCTGTTGACGAATTTCTCCAAGCTGCCTCTGAATATCGGCAATGTCTGCATACACGTTTTCTTCAATTTGAGCGCCTGTGAGAGGATCAACAAAACGAATATATGAGTAGTCACCCGGTTCAAATCCATACATATTAATAAATTTTCGGTGTGATTTCCCCATACCAACTTTGGTGCCTCTTCCTTTTCCTTTCTTAGTGTACGCACTCCCAAAGTACTCCTCAATTGTGTCTTCATTATTGTTGATTTCAAAACCAGACCTCTTGTCGCGTGCATGCCTGAATTTGAGCGCTTGAATTCTCTTGGATTTGAGCTTTCCTTGATGACACACAGTTGTCATTTCCTGTGTAAACCATTTCCACAACAATGCGGCTCCGCCAGCAATCACTGCTCCAACTACTAGAATGTCCTTTGTGATTAGCGATTTGCACCAAACTCCTTTTAAAGACAAAGCACTTGCTAGCTTTCTGCTTGACTGGTGGTGAACGAATTGTAGAGCTTCAAATCTCCTGATTAGTTGGGATTCATCTCCTGATCCTCGCAAGTTGTTGAATTCTTTGAGTTGTCCTTTCGCTGCTTCCAACTTGCGAATGTTGTCTTCTGTGTAATCCTTTGAATATTTTGCTCTCAATGTGTTTGTGATCCCAACTATTGAAAATAAACTGTGACATCCATGATCAAGCAAGCTCCTGAACTCATTCTGCTTAGTTCTCTCTTCCTCCAACAATTGTTCAATAAAATTCAAAGTTCTTGAGATTGAATTTATATCAGTACTCAGAGTGTATGAAATTTTGCTTATTGAGGAGGAACGAATTGTTGGAAAGATGGATTCATTTTTGAATTTAAGCACTGTGTCCCACAATTGTTCATGAAGCTTTGGAGGTACATCTTTAATGTTAAATGCAATTTTAACATCCGCAGGAAGATCCAATCGCACTCCAATTCGTTCATAATCTTGTGACCTCAACCATTTACTTGAAGCTTTGTAAGGAACTGACTGCCCACAAAGAGCTGTAATGGAGTCACGCAGTTTGTACTTCTTTAAAATCTCATGAATTTCTGGATGCATAGTTCCGTCGAAGGCAACAAAATTGAAACTAAAGAAAGGACTTAGTTCAAATTGGTGCATCGTTTTCACTTGTCGAACCGTGCAATTAGAAATCAAGCTCGTTGAAACTGTGCTAGTCATCACAGGCAAATTATACGCAAAACAATACAGAGCAGCTTCCGTTGAAATCATGCTTGGAATCTCCACTAAACCTTTCTCAGTATTTCCAATTCGCAATGCTGTTCCAGGTTGAATTCGGCCAACACGCCCAAGCCTTTGAATCCTCTCTCCGTAACTGACACAAATTTTTGAGTATGAAACGCTCCGGTTATCAATGTCAAGCACAGGAGTCACTTTCATTCCGAAATCAACAACAACATCAATATCCAGAGTTACTCCGTTCTCTATGATATTAGTTGCCACGACGAAATGTGGTTTTTGTGTGGTTCCATGTGTTACAATCTCTAAGTTGCCGTGTTTCATTGTTCGTCCATCCACTTTTGTTACGCTGTATTGTTTATCAACTAGCATTTTTGATAATTGATCAACTTCATTATAACTTGCAACATATACCAATATGTTACTGCCATGTTGTATAATATCAGCGTTCGTCCCCTTTCCTTGTGCTTCGACAAATGCGTTAAATGATAAGGATTCTTCAATCTTGAGTTTAACAGGATGTTGCGTTGTAAACTCGACCTCTCTCCCTGGTGGAGTTGCTGATGTTTTGATGACTTTACATTCGCGATGATATGTAGCTATTAAACTCCTAAAAGCCATTGCTGATGCATCTAGAACGTGACATTCATCAAAAATTATGAATTTGAGGTCTCTTAATTGCTCCACATTATTAGCATAAAAATGTAGAGCAAATCCACTGGTCATGACGGTTATCGGTGAAGATCCAAACGTACTGCTACCACGCATTCGAAGTGTTGGCTTTGAAAAGAATGGTGCACCTAGAAGTTGCTTAAAGACATTCTCAGCCAACGGACGTGTCGGTTCAATTAAGAGGACTTTTCCATTATTACACAAGTTAAATGGTAAACCCGTTGATTTTCCCGAACCTACAGCGCCTCGAATTAAGAAATCCATCTGCTCACTCATAGCAATGTCACTCGCAACTTTTGCTGCATTGGCTCTTGTGAATTCCATAAATAGCCCTTCAGTACGATAGTGTGCTATCGTGTTTCCGCTGCTCACTTGGTTATTCCACCACTTTATGAATGTGACATCTTGAGAATGTCTTGAAAGCATTGAATCATCGTCAAGTTCAATGTTAACGATTTGATTTCTATCATCAAAATCTTCTAAGATGTCATCAAGAGACTGATGACGAACATTAGAATTCAGAGATGACACAACTCCTTTGAACTTGTTTAATGCTTTGAAAACACAATCACTCCGTTCTGCATCGAAAACCATGATGATTAATGTGACAAAAGCTACGATTTGTTCTAAACTTTTCAAATCGCTTTCTGATTTTTGATGTGTCACATTTGTTCCTTCCGTGATACCTTTTAGGAAAACGAATAGTTCTTCATTCACAGATTGCATGAATTCCAAGTATTCGTCCCATGTTGGTTCTCTTCCAATTTTACGCTGCAGATTTGTATAAATGCTTTCGCATGCAGCCTCTTTTCGATTGAATTCAAATTGAGCTATTTGTCTCTTGTGCTCAACATGACTATTAACTATAGACTGTAGCGTATATGACATACTAACTAAGAAACTAATTATAAAGAAAGTGTTCAACATATTTATAACACTAGGCAAACGTGCTATTAAACGATGAATTATATTAGATGTAAAATCTACACACCGTATAGTAACACACTCTTTGACTCTATTTTTACAAGTAGATATTTTATCTGAAACTCTCTGCATGGTCTTTCTTAAAACAACACCAGGTGATATATCGTACATTCCGCCAAAATCTGTGTTGTTTTCTGGTTTCAAAGGTTTTGAAAAATCTCTCTGTGATCTTCGCGCATGCCAGATTGCAGATAATTTTTCCCGCCAGGTCAAATCTGACCAACCCTCTGCTAAGAGATCTAGATAATTTTTTTCCATTAAATTTATGACATCAGTCTCGTAGTTCAGAAAACCACTTGAAACTAATGGCAAATCTCCAGCTGCTTTATCAGACAATCTTTGTAATAAGGTCAGGGCAGTTAAATACGTGTGCTGTAATTGAAACCCTGCATTTGTATGCTGAAGCAGACCTTCTGCAGACGATTCAATTATTTGCATTTGCTTAAGTAAGGTGTCTGCCAGCGAAACCTTCTTTGCGAGATTCGACAAGACCACTGCTATCTTTGCCAAAGATTGCTTTTCATTGATCCACAATTGCGTCGCAATTTCGAATGAGCCATTATTGAACATAGCCATAAGAACTCCAGGTGAAACAAGCGATAACAACATGATATATGGTTCATCGAGCAACAATTGGCGCATAACTTTGGGTCTGAACACACCTTTTATTAACAATCTGACTGCTTCATACTCTGATAGGCTAAATCTTGCTTTGTTACAGCGCATGTCTTTACTAGACAAGAAATCAGCATTCGATGGTGGTGGAGTTGTTAATTTTCCACCGACTCTGTAGTGCTTGATATCAGACTCTAAGCTGTCATTTGCAAACAGGACTAACTGCGACACAGTTGATGCTTTCAGTATATGGTAACCTGTTGTCATTGAACCAAAAGAGTCAACAACATGACACGTTTGTGTTTTATGATCAACAAGTATTCTTGGTAGTTCAGCATCATGAACGTCTGGGTAGAAAATCCTTAACTGAGCACAGGTTGTTGCGACATCCATTAAACTTGGCCACTTACCAAGTTTGGGGACACACAAGTCTCTAACTTTCTTTGTGAAGTCTTTCGCATCATCCTCCTTCACATTAATCAACATTGCCAAGTATATGTTGATATAGCAAAATCCATCCTTTGCTATATATAACATTTCAGAATCTCCCTTGGGAAGATCAACATACTTTGCGTCTCCAGAGTTTCCTATAACAAGGTGTTTCTTTGTCGGAGGGTAAATGGTAGATTTCACTGCAGAACCATCATCTTGAGTGACACAGCAACATGGATACAAGAAATTTCCATCAATAGAACTAACGCAAGCTTTACTGATGTTCGGTTGTGCTTCATATTCCCCTTCCATTTGCCTTCGAAACGCTGCCAGGTCAAGGGAAACAATCAAATTGTTGATGGAAAGTTTCCTCACACCATCTGGGAATTTTCTAATTTGGTACTTCTCATATCCTCCAGCAGGGTCTATTTCTTCAAAGAAATTGGAGAAGAAACGCTTGGCGTGGTACTCTCTTTGCCCCCACACGAAACTCGCGTTCTTATCCAGCTGATTGTCACATGACAAGTACAAATTGTAATTTGCTTTACCAGATATTTTATTTCTAAAGGATTTGAGATCTCCTTTAGCAATATTCTCAGTTCGATTTCTCTGGTAACGCGCTAATTCCAACAATGCACTATATGCTTCACTCCATTGAAGTGCATCATTCTCTTTCCCTCGCATGAAAAATTCATTGAGAACATTGATGTACTTGAATGGGCTTAGATTTCTATGACCGATGTTTCTAAATATTTCATCAAATTTACCACTACCATCGTGTAGTGGTTGCATAAGAGATTCCATGAGCTTGAAATATTTTATGACATTTGTGAATCGTGGGTGCGTATTTTCCATCAAACCAATACTTGCCCCGAGCTTCCGATAAATTAATTCGCACAAATCTTGATCAGACTTGTCAGCGAATTCTTTAATGCATGCTCCACACGTCATTTTGTAGCAAGGCATGACACTCTGAGCTACTATAGTAGCAACTTCACCACATTCTTCAACTTGCACATCAGCAGTGCATTCATGAGAGACATCATTGCGCAACTGCGCCCATTTCGAGTTTATTCCTGCCCAGAACTTATCAGCTATGGAATAGTGTGTCATTCTCATCATGACGCTATGCGTAATCTTGGATCGCGCATCGAGAAGAGTGCCTTCACAGGAACCACGCACAATGAACATGTCATCTTTATACCTGCCGCGGTTACCATGCAAGATCGCTGGGTTTAAAACCAATCCACTATCTCCTCTACGCACGTTTTCACTGTCGACTTTGTCACCCCAAGCTGACGTTCTAGCTAGTGAGCGTAAAACAAACGTGTGCCATGGCTCTAGCACAGTATCCACTTGTTTGCGTTCACCATTCATATGAAGTAGCTGAACGCGAGCTCGAACCTTCGTTCCCTTGGTATAGGAAACCTTCATCTTTTTGTTTCCCACTACCTCAACTTGTAGCGAGTTCTTAGCAGCAATATTTTTGATCTGCTTTATAAGCGAGATCAAAGCGCTTTCAGATTTATACACTCTCTTGTGTACGATGCGCTTCTTAGCGCTAGGAACTGTGTGGATGATTCCACGCTTATCTGCTTCTCCCATGTCAGATGGCATAGGTCCTCCTGCCACTGATATTTTAGACACCATGAAAGGTGGTGCCATCTGGAACGCCCGTTCCTCCTCCTGGATCTTCCTTGCGCGAGCCTCGATACGCGCAATCTGTTTTTCACTCTTACGTTTGAAAAACGCCAAGCCATTCTTCGCAACCTTAATAGTTGCATGCTTGCGCCTTTCAAAGTATGGCGCGAGGTCCTTCTCGAGCTGCGCAAATGGGTCTTTGGGTGCAGCTTCAATCTTACACGGCTTCAGCACCGCCATGCTTGGAACCACGATCGGTCGTGGTAAGGTACATTCAAAGGATCCGAACAAAATGTTGTATGTAGCTGTTGCCATTGCGATTGAATTGAATTGAAAAAGTTTGAGATTTTGTAAAATATTGAAAATTTTGGAAATTTTGAATATTTTGAAAGCTTGAAAGATTTTAAGTTTTTGATTGCTTAAAATTTGAGAGTTCAAATGAGATTAAATGCGTTATATTGATTTGTTGTGATTTGGTTTAATTTAC